GGAAAGCACCCCGTCCAGCAGGATGGAGCGGCAGCGGCCACCACGGACAGCGCCGCTATCTCTACCATTTGGGCCGAGCATCCCGACGCCAATATCGGCGTCCCTGCCGGCTCGGCCTCTGGGGTGGACGTGCTCGACATCGACCCCCGCCACGGCGGCACCGATAGTCTGGCGAAGATGGTGGACGAATTCCAGGCTCTCCCCGATACCGTGGCGAGCCTTACCGGCGGCGGTGGGCGGCATTATCTATTCCGCCACGAAGAGGGTGTCCGCAGCCGTATCGGCATGCATCCAGGGGTTGACGTGCGCGGGGAAGGCGGCTCGTTCATTGTGCCACCTAGCAGACATCACACAGGGGGCGGCTACGCTTGGGATTCAAGCCTCGCCCTCGACGCAGTCGCGGCGTGGCCTTCGTGGCTCGCCGCTACAATAACGCGGAAAGGACGGTCCCGCATGGCTCTCAATAAGGAAATCACCAGCCTCGATGACGTGGCTGAGAAGTATCGGCCGCTTTATTCCGAAAAGGACGGCGCGTATGTCCTCGACGAAGAGCTGCTGTTTAACGATGACAACCCCCAGCTTGAGGAGTTTCGCAACACGAACCGCGACCTCTATACCCGCAACCAGGCGCTCGACGCTGATATCCAGAAATTACAGGCAACCGTCGAGGCGATGAATAAACAAACCTCTGCCGTTGAAGAGGAAAAGCAGACGAATGCCCAGCGGATCGAAGCCCTGGAGGCCGCAAATCGTGAGAAAGACGAAGCCCTCCAACGAGCTACCGCTGAAAACCGCCGCAGCTCGTTGCGGGATCTTATCAAATCTGCCGGGGCGTCGGGCGGTGTCCGTAAAAACGCGCTTGACGATTTCGCCGATATGGCCCTGCCTCAGTGGGAGGCGGACGATAGCGGGCAAGCTTCTCGGATAGTCAACGGCACCACCGTATTGTCTACCGATAGAGCCGGCCAGCCACAATCCATCGAGGAATTCGTCGTTGAGATGGGCCAGCAAAAGGCGGATTTCTTCCACCGCAGCGGCGGCGACGGGGCCGAGGGGGGTCGACGGGGCCAGAATTCGATACGCGCTAATCACAACGATCCTGTCACCCTCGGCAAAAACACGGAAGCCATCGCCAAGGGCGAGGTTGAGGTTGAGGGGTTTACGTCAAATCCGGCTTGACAAAGTTTGACGTTGTAGCGTTATTTCTACAAGGAACAAGGCAAATTTAGCACACTTCCAGACCATGCCGGTGGCCCTACCCCCGAGGGGTGGGGCAGTCTCCCCGAGGGAGATTTCACCGGGATGAGAGGACGTTAGAAAACAGCCCGCCGAGCCAGCCCCCCGAGGGGGTTGACTCCTGCCCCGAGGGCAGAGCCGGCAGGTCGGATTTCTGACGCTGTGCGGTCGCGCAAGGCGCATTCTGCGCCCTGTCGTTGGGACCGTCCCGCTCAGAAGTCGCGACCTGCCGGCTTTTTTCATGCTTTATCGGGAGTTAAACGGGAGTCATGGCTAATACACTTACCACCATTCCAAAGGTTTTTGCTCGGGGCCTGCCCGCGTTGCGAGAAAACGCGGTGATGCCGCGCCTCGTCACCGATTATTCTTTTATGATCGGCAACGCCGGCCAGCGGGGGGATACGCTGACCATCCCGGTCGGGGCTTCCCAGACAGGGGCCGCGATCACGGCCGCAGCGACTGCTCCGGCCAACAGCGACCACGTCCAGACCTCCAAAACGCTGACCATCGGTACCCACTGGGGCACCCGGTTCCATTTGACTGATCAGGAGCTGACCCAGATCAACGCGGACGACAATTTTATCCCGCTTCAGATGTCCGAGGCGTTCAAGGTTTTGGGCAACAAAGTGGACGCCGATCTGCTCGCTCTCTACAAAGACGTCTACGGGAACAGCGGAACAGCGGGGACCACGCCATTCGCTTCAAACATGACCGCTTGGTCTGGTTCGTCCGGTTCCCGCAAGGTGCTGCTCGACCAGCTCTCGCCGGTAGGGCCGTGGAACGCGATTGTCGACACCGCTGCGGGGGGCAATATCCTCAGCCTCGCAGAGGTGCGGAGCGCCGAACAGCGCGGATCTGACGAGACCGTCAGGACCGGCGAGATCGGCAGCGTCCTTGGAGCTCGATGGCACGAATCTCAGAGTGTGCCGACGCATACGACCGGGACGCTGAGCGACGGGACCAATATGTCCTGCCTCGTCAACAACGCCTCCGTGAATGTCGGAGACACTACGCTGGCGTGTGACGAAAGCTCGCTGTCTGGGACCGTCGTCCAGGGAGATCTGTTCACAGTCGCTGGTGACTCCCAGCAGTATGTGATCACCACCGGCGCAACCGCTTCTGGTAACGCCATCACGCTGACCTTTACGCCAGCCGCCAAGGTTGCTTGGGCCAACAACGCTCAGGTCACCTTCACCGGCGTCGGCACGAACAGCGTCAGCAACATGGCCTTTAATCCAGGCGCCTTCGGTGTGGCATTCGCCACCCCGAGCGACGTTTCCGTGGTGGACGCGGGGGCGAGCATGGTTATGACCGATGCCGTTACTGGTATCCCGGTCAGGCTCAAAGTGAGGGAGGGATACTACGAGACCACGTGGTATCTCGACATCCTGTTCGGTGTCGCAACCGTTCGGCCCGAGTTTGCGGCTCGTATCCTGGGGTGACCCCGCAGGAAAAGCCGGGGAAGATTGACCTCCTGGCTCGGCTTTTCTTTTGCGCGAAGGACGGACGGGTTTTGGCTCGTCCGTCCTTCACACACCCCGATCCAATCCCGACGCCGAAAGGACGTTCAAAATGGCCGACGCCGCTTCCTGTTCCACCATTAAAGTCTATCGGCGCAGAGACGGCCAGGAGGTCGTTGTCAACGCCTCCGACTTCGATGCCGATGTATTCGCCTACGAAAAGCCCAAGGCCCCCAGGAAGGCTGTGAGCCGCCCCAGGAAGGCCAAGAAAGGCACCGGGCGCTAGATGGCCATCACCTTATCAACCGACGGTTATGCCGAGGCTACGGACGTCGCCGCTCTCTGCCAGCAGCTTGTGATCTCAGCCACGTCCAACCCCACAACGGCAGAGGTGGAGGGGTTTATCACGGATGACTATTCGATCATAAACGGGATGCTGGAGGCGGCCGAATACACGACACCCGTCGCTCAAGCCGGTGGGTCGCTTTCCAGCACCGGGACAATCGTCTTTCGGGACGCCGCCGACACCGGGGACGAATATCTCGCTGTCCAGGCCAGCGGCGGAACGCTGACGGGAGTCGTGCGCCGCGGCGACTGGTTTACCGTCGGCTCAGACGCCCAGCGTTATATGATCCTCCGCTGGGCGGAGGTTGACGACACCGGGGACGTGGGGCTCCTGTTTTCTCCCGGCCTGGAGAGTGATCAAGTCGCGGGAGCCACCGCTACCTTTACCGCCTCCAGCGGCGGGGCCAGCGTGCTCAAGCGGATTAATGCCCTCGCTGCGGCCATTGTCACCCTGCGGTCGGCCTATGGCTCTGGCAGCTCCGACATTGGCGACGATGTCGCTGCCTATGAGACCGAGTACAACCGCCTCTTCACAGGGATTAAGGACGGCTCTATCAGGCTTCAGGGAGCCGATCGGATATCCCGCACCCGCAGACGCGGGTCAGCTAGAATGGTGCGAGCATGATAGAAATCGGAAGAAATGCCTACTGTCGCATCCCAGACGTTCGGGATCGACTCAAGTCACCCCATGCCGACGCGCAGATTGCGCAGGCTATAATCTCCACGGCCGGCACCCTGGAAAAGCAGGGCCACGCGAGCCTTGACCGCGAGGCGAATGCAGCCGCTGCCGCCGAGCTACTTAACTCTGGCGAACCCATTCCTGCCAAGCCGAAGGCGAAGGCGAAGAAGAAATGACCGCCACCTTTACCGTCAGCGGCCTCAACCTCTTCACCAATCAGAGCAAAGAGCTGGGCGAAAGGATCAACCGCCCGTTTATGCTCACCGATTCGCAGCGCAAAATCACCGAGGACTTTACTCGTCAGGCCTTCGAGCAGATACGCGCAGGCCAGTCCGGCGGATATGCGCCGCTTTCGCCGGCTTATAAAGCATGGAAAGACGCCAACAAGCCGGGCAGGCCGATCCTCGTTTTCAGCGGTCGCCTTGTCAAGTCCTTTCTGGACCCGAGAAGCAGGTTTATGTCCGTCAAAACCACCCGACGCGGGTCTGCTTTGGAGATCTCGTCCACCGTTAAATATGCCCGATATCACCAAGAGGGCACGCGGAAGATGCCCGCCCGCCCTCTGTTTATTGCCAACAGGGAAACCGCCTCCCGCTTTCGGAAAATCCTGTGGGAACAAGTATCAACAGGACACTACGGCAAGCAATGGCAGAGAATCTTTGTGGGTGGGGCCTCTTCGCAGGGATCAAGGGCGGCATAAATGGCCGGCACGATCAGCCCAGGGGACGCTATTGATGCGATCCATTCCATCCTCACCTCAGACCTGCCGGCGAAGCTCGACGCCCTGGATACGGAATACAGCTCCACCGGCGACGAGGTGCTGGCCGATCTCGTCAAGATCTGGAAGTCGCCCATCGAGCGATTTCAAGAAAATCCTGGCGCGTCCCTGGTTTCATCCGGCTTCGCGAGGCTCGAAGAGGTCGGCCATAATATTTATGACGTC